AAACAACGCCGAGCAAAAGAACTTGCAGAATATAGACTAAAAAAACGCGAAGGCGATAAATCAATGTAAAAAATAATTATTATAATATTCAATTATTTTTTATTTGTAGGTCACAATATTATCTGTAGGTCACACCCATTCCGATCAATTTGAGTACGCAACCCCTCCCATACCACTCATTACACGCAAGATGTTGTAACTGGTAGCATAGACACGGACCTTAGCAGTGGCAGTTCCACCAACAGTGGCCGAAGAAAGGACAAGTTGAAGAGTAGCATTATCGATTCTGGAGAAGTTGCATGTTCCAGAAGGTTGGTGTTCCTCAGGGCGGATAGCAAAAGAGTACACGTTGATACCAGAATCAGGAGCACGAGTGTGGTGTTGATAAGGTTGGACAACGTCGAAGTAAGTACCCTCACGTTCAGAGAAACGGTCCTGACCGTTAAGCTGCAACTTAGCAGTCACAACTGGGTTCTCACCCCAGCAGTGCATGTCAAGGGCAGTCTCGGCAAGAACGAATGTTCCGGCATCAGACACGTAAGAACCTTCAGTGGTGTTGGAGTTGAAAACACCTCCCCATTGTTCACCGGCAGTTTCAGTACCCATGGCTCCAGGATCTTGGAAAAGACCACCCGAAGTGATGAAGGCATTGGCACCAGAAGTCTCAGTTGGACCACCGAAAGCGTGAACAGCGTTGGGTAAAGCATCGATAGCGTCAGTGTAGTTAAAGGGTTGAGCACCCAAAGTCTTGTATAGAGTCTGACCACCTTCTAGAGATGAGCAGTAGTCAACGTTGGCGTCAGGTTGAACAACCCAGACAAGTTCCTTACAGGGGTGGTTGAAATTCAACTTTATCTTATTCGATGAGCTACCCACACTCTCGTCGCCTGTAAATTGGAGTTGCTCGAAAAGATATTCGTGAGGATTCTGTGCCATTCTTCTGCGCTCGTCAGTATCAAGGAAGATATAGTCGATGTAGAGGGAAGCAGCAACGAGAGATTGCTGGTAGGCGGCAGATGTTTGTTGGTTACCGGTTGTTGCAGCAAGGGTCTTCACAGCCCAGAGGCACTCACCAATTGGGCGGAAATCAATGTTGACCTTGACTTCGTGGTATTGAAGGGCAATGAGTGGAAGGGCAAGTCCAGGGTTGTTACAAAACCAGAAGTTAAGAGGGATGTAAAGAGTGGTCTCAGTAAGGGCGTTGCGAGGAGCACAAACCTGAGAAGGACCACCGGCAGCAGAACAAGGACCAGAAACATCAGCAAAGGATGGGTCAGTGATGTATGTAAGCTGAGTAGTGTTTCCAATCAACTGGTGGTAACCACGTTGTTGCTCGGATGATTGAGTAAGTTGGTTCCAGATATGCATCCAATCACCATATTGACGGTCAATGCGTTGACCACCGATCTCAACCTCAACCTGAGCAATAAGCTGTTCACCAATGTAGTCCAACCAACGAGCATAAACAGGCTCTTCAGCAGTTGCACCCATGTTCTGGTTAATTTCAGGAAGAGTTACCTGAAGATATGTGCGTCCGCACAAATCACCGTTACGGCTAATTGTGCAGGTAACTCGGCGACCAAAGTCGGCCTGTCCGGAAAAAGTCTGCTCAATAGACTCCATAGCAAAGTTAGTATGGCGTCTGTAAGAGACCTTCCAGAATGTAATCTCGGGAGTTCCTGTGAGGAAAACGTCTTGGGCGCCATAGGCGACAATTTGCATAAGAGCTCCAGCCATTTCTATATATCTTTGTTTTAGAAAATAATTTGAAAAAAACGGAATTAATTCGATTTTTTAAACTCGGGCAACTGATAACGAAAATCACTATCTTTAAACCGTTTTAGTAAGTATTATACACTACTATTTCCGAAAAACAATAAGAAATACGGTAAAAGGATCGTTTTGCGTTTTTGCTAAATAAACCTGGAACTACTCGAACAAAGAGTAAATAATGGGAATCATTTATTTGGTATTTGGCACTGTGATATTTTAAACTGTACCATTTTTTACCCGTTTTACGGTTGTTAAATGGATGAAAATTCGTCAATATTGAAGTTCTCAGTCACAAATGTTTCCAAATACTTATCCTCGAATATTTCGCGCCTACCTTCGTGCTTTTTTACAAATACGAACTGTTTTTGTGATTTACTTACGTTCCATCCTCGTTCTAACGCATTCATTACAAAAATCATCCGTTTTAATTGCCGTGGTGATATTTCTAAATTCTCAAACTCCTTCATGTATATCGTTTTAGGAACTTCACACATTTTTAATTCGTTTATCTATATCGTTATTTAGTATTACCCCACTAAACGATTTATATATGCCTTAAATATGGATATAAACGAAACACGATTTAATTATCGTATATGCAAAAATCTACCAACAAACGCCTTGAACATAAACAAATCACTTCTATCGACGAAAAACACGGTGAGTTGTTAGAATCGTTTCATATTAACGAAACTGTTAACATACCACAATTAAAGAAAGAAATCAGTGAATACAAAAGAGACCTCACAGACCCTAAATTATCCATCGACCAAGTATTAGATATCCAAGACAACATACGCGAAAAGAAAGCAACGATTAAAACATTACTCAATCAAAAAAAACTATATTTGTTAGATAACTCAAAATATATTTTTGATTATTTTGAACAGAAACAGCAAATATCAGATAGCAATTCTGAAAGCAATGTAACAATCCTCAATTCGTTTTTTAAAGTTAAATCTAACGAGGATAAAAAATTAGATACTAGTTCCTATGTTCAATCAAAAAAAATGTATCATGACTATTGGAAAAATGTAAATAATGAATTTACCAATATGCAGGATTATATAAATACAGGTGACACATGTATAGTTTGTAACCTTGGGGAAATGGTGGCACAAGATGAAGACGGTGTAATGATATGCAATAATGACAAATGTGGACGGTTTATTCAATATATTGCAGATAGTTATAAACCCAATAACAAAGATCCGCCCAATGAAGTTTCTTATACAGCATACATCCGGTTGAATCATTTCAAAGAAATTTTATCCCAGTTTCAGGCGAAGGAGACCACGCAAATTCCCGAAGACGTGGTTGAAGCTATTCGCGCTAGGATTAAAAAGGAACGAATTACGAATATAAAGCAAATTACATACGATAAAATGCGCGAAATATTACGCAAATTAGGGTTTAATAAATACTTTGAACATATTCAATATATTAATTCGCTTTTTGGTGTAAAACCTCCTATTATGAACGAGGAATTGCATGAAACATTGTGTGTACTTTTTATTGAAATCCAGAAGCCTTGGGCCATTCATTGTCCTCCCAATCGAACCAATTTTTTCAATTATACCTATACGTTGTATCAGTTATGCACATTGCTCGATCAAACGCAATATCTACCGTATATTCCTATGATGAAGGATCGCGAAAAACAGTTAGAACAAGATATGATATGGAAATTGGTATGCAAAGATTTAGATTGGGGGTTTTTTCCGACCGTATAGATTGGATCATGACAAATCAAATTTACTACAATTTCATTTGTCTGCATATTGTAATATGTACACTATATTATTTCATGTATCGGGTATTGCATTGCTTGAATTATGTTTTTATTTTTACTATATAGGTCCGATGGAAACCGATATTTTTACGCACACTGTGAAGAAATTAGTGGATGAACCGATCGATATCTTTACACCCAATGCAGATATTATACCCTTTATTCCAAACACGGATTCGTCCAAGTGCGATAACTATATGTATGATATGCGACAGCAAGGTGTTTCTCGTAGAGAAGAAAAAAATCATGATTTGTTGATGAATACTATGAAATATTGGACTCTGTTTTTTGCCTCTAGTTGTTCATTGGTCATTTTATACAAATGCGGATGTTATATGCATAATATGAGAACTACTCAAATTCCGGTTCATGCTCCAAAGGAAACTGAAATAGTTACGATACGTTCCCGCAAGGATTCCACCGACAGCGATGATTTAACCGTTGACCATCGCCTATTATATAAACACGAATGTAACCTTTTGAATGATCATACGAATGACCATACTAAAACGACCTATGAATCCATCATATCCTACTGCAATTCTTATTATAATTCTGATTTTGAAAATACCTATTTATACAAAACTATATACTATACGCTTTATGGAGCATGCATATTATCCTTTCAGTATTTTTTCTTTCAAAACGTGGTGTATTATTATACACCGCTCACAATCGAAGAAGTCAAATACATTATTTATCATAATTTAGATTCTGATATAAAGCATGCTATGTTTCGGATTTGTGATAATATACCGGTTTAATTGTTGATACAAAATTGGGATAAAAATGCATCCGAGTTCGGCATGCGCCCCAATAGTTCTTTCATCATATTCAATCCGGTTTCAGTACCCCCTCTTTCTAAAATACAGCGCCTGTAATGTAAACCGGTTGGTTTGTCAAATAAGTCTCCCGATTCCTTAAATAGATTGAATACTTCGGCAGCATATGCTTCACTCCATATATATCCATAATATCCACTTTCATATCCCCCCATCATATGTCCAAAATTTGCTGCCAGGCAATTATCCGTGTGAATTAATGGACTCATCGTGGATTGCAATTCACTGAAAGAAGTAACTGCATCAATATATTCTGTTGATGTATGCAAATTCATGTCGTATTTTGCCAATGTCAATTGACGAATATAGTGTAGTCCATTAAATAAGTGTTTATTTGCCTTGATTTTAGCCATGATATCGTTCGGCATCACTTCATTTGCATCATATTTATGACTAATTCTAGCAAGAAAATCTTTTTCATAACACCAATTCTCAAGCGCCTGACTCGGACATTCTACAAAGTCGCGCTCTACTGCTGTACCACTAAACATACTGAATCGGTTTTTACTCATCAATTGATGGAAAATATGTCCTAATTCATGGAAAAATGTCTCTACCTCACCAAAGGTTAACAAACTCGGTTTGTCTTTGGTTGGACGAGAAAAATTGCATACCATGGCAGATACCGGAGTACTTCTTACACCTTCCGTCATATATGCAGGCTTTATTGTAAATGCGGCAGCATGGCCATATTTGCCTTCTCGAGGATATAAATCAACGTAAAAATGACCTATAATGTCATCTGCATTGTTATCTATCGCATCATCATGCACACAATAACATCGCACAGATGAATGCCATGTTTGTGTAGCATCTATGTTTTCGGTTTCATCGGTAATACGTAAATGAAAAATTTCTTCAAATGTTCCAAGTAATTTGGGAAGGACTGTTTCGAGAGGGAAATATGTTTGAACCAACTTTTGGTCCAAGTTCAAAACCTCCTTCTTGAACCTATTAACATAATACCCTACATTCCATGACTCCATCTTTGATTTGCCAAAATGCTGGGATAATACATTAGCGTCTGTTTGTGAGGTTCGTCTGACAACATCCACCATTCCATTCAAAAACCGATTGACCTCTTCCGGGTTGGATGCCATTCGGCGATAAGAAAGCACATACTCGGCATAATTTTTATATCCCAATATCGCAGCCTTCTGTCTACGTAGACCTAGCATTTCCTGCAAACGTTCGTGATTTTTTTCGTGTTTTCCCACGTTACCTACTTTTTCACTTAGTATTTTTCGTGTTGCCTCCACATTGCAATATGGCATCACTTTATTAACATGGTCATATTTTGTAGTCACCTTGTACTTTGTTTCTGTTGCGGATTCTATATCCAATGTTTCTATAAAATCAATGTCAACACCATCCAATTCTTCTCGCGTAAATGACACAAAATCATTATTATTGTTTAGAACTGCACTGTACTCCAAGGACAAATTTGTCATTTCTTGGTTTATTTTCTCTAGTTTATCACGTTTTTCTTTTTCCAAATGGATACCTCGTTGCTTGTATGCATCCACTGTCCTTGACATAAATAACGTCTCCTCTATATCAAACTCATCCTTAAATTGATCATTAAATTTTGATATCGTATGATATACATCGGTGTCCATCGCCCATTTATTTGCAAATTCAGATACCTGTTTACTTGATTCTAATGCGGCATCACGGATTTCCTTGTCCGGATGAACATGTTGCATAAAATCATAACATTCTAGGTCCAAATGCCATTCATCAGTTTTATCGAAATAATCAAAAAAGTCAGTTTTTGCATTAAATGTAGAACTTGCCAATCCTTGATACCACAACGTGTATTTTTCAATAATTGCGGCAGTACCAGATTGAATTTGTTCGACGGTGGATGGGAACGATAACGATAACATTATATAGAAAATATACTGTTATTTATTTATATAGTTTATCATGAAACACAAACTAACGAGCGCTACTTATACGTCTGCGATATGCGCGTGCGGCAGCTATTCCAGGTGGCTTTGATGTTATTGATGTTATTCTAATACCATCATAATCATCATATAACATTTTTGACGTATATTTTCCCTCATCATTATATAACTGTGTTAACCTACGTTCTTCAAATAATTCAATAACATTGTTATCATAGTTTTTACACCTTTTACACCTTTGCACATTTACACCTTTTCTCATTCAAAACGCCCATTTTATGGGCGTAAATGAGTGAAAGGCAACCGGTTACCATTGCGCATTTTCAATGCGAAATGGTGTAAAAGGTGTAAAAGGTGTAATATCATCACAACTATAACAATTTTCTGATATTTTCTCAAATACATTAGTAATACCGAGTCTGTTAAACCATGATTGTAGTTTTGATGTTGCTATATTATAGTTGTAGTCAAAAATTCTATATGAAATGATGCATCATTTATTGCAAAAAATGCATAGCATGAACGGAGGTTGGATATGTAATGGTATTGATCCTTCAATAATGTAATGTGAACGCCGACAGAGAATCAGTACCGATAAAATGAACTAACTTTGTTGGTATGATATATTTGTAACGCCTTTAGTTACATGGCGTTACAAATTATTTGTATCAAAGATCAAAAACACGTTTATAGACCTCCTGGGAAACCGACCAAGTTGGCACCGATACCGAAACCAGCACCACCACGGGCAGAAGATGCCATAGTTGGGACAAATACATCCAATACACTAAATGTTGCAGCAGCAGTCAACGCAATGACCATAACCTCTTCCATCTTAAGGGATTGCTTTGGGATTGCATATGCCGCAATGGCAACCATCAAACCTTCAATAAGGTATTTGATAGCACGTTTAACAAGCTCATTCAGATCAAATAAACCGTCCATTATTTGTATATTATATCCCACGAAAATAAATATATTGTATAAAAATAACTTAAATACAAAAATATTAACAATTCATATCAGAATAATTACTAAATGTCTTCTGAAACTACGTTTGAACGAAAATCCCTAAATAATGGGTCACCGAACCCTAAGTACGTAGATGTATTAGATGAAGATGCTGCGATTGCTGGACAACGATTTTCATGCATATCCTTTATTTCACCTGAAAACATTTTAAAAAAGCGGGAGGGGTATTTGTTCGACCATTTTGTCCAACAATGGGATTTCACTAAATCAATGTCTAAATTCAGTGACTTTCTTAATTTTATTTCCTATAAATACAATCTGAATGTTGAAAATGTGACCGCAGATTTCACAGACTTTTGTAAAGACGAGGTCGATAAATTACGCGCAGGTTCCGTGTCAGACGACTACAAGACGTTTTTGGATAAGAATGAAGATTCATTAAATGAAAAGTTTCAACGAGACCATGCATTTCAAACGTCAGTGCGAGGCATAAAAAGTCGCGGGAATTTTGCGACACAGGAAGAAGCTGAACAGTTTTGTAAGAAACTTCGTGAGAAGGATCCAAATCATGACATTTTTGTTGCTCCAGTGGGTGTTTGGTTGCCATGGGATCCAAATGCATATAAAACGGGTCGTGTCGAATTTTTGGAAGAAGAACTCAATAAACTACACCAAGAAAAGTTGAAGAATGAAGCAAAGGCAAAGGAGGAATTTGACAAACGCGTTCTTGAAACTAAGAAAAAGGCCATTGATGAAAACATAACAAACGCAGAAAATTCCGGTAATCTGCTTACACAGACGATTGACGAAGAAGGCAAATTGGTGGGTGTCAAGGATACGGTTGATTTTGACAATCGCGATGTGGTCGACGAAGCAGACAGAGAACGCCATGAAAAAGAACTGTTTGAGAAAGCAAATCTGCCCACCAGTTCA